CAGACCTGCCTACTAGTGATCCTAATAATGCAGGGCAACTTTGGAACGATTCTGGTACTTTAAAAATTAGTGCTGGTTAGACAATCAAATCCAAAATAGTCTGTAATTTTCCTTTGATACTTTTATTGTTCAAAGTGTTCTTGAGACCCATGTGTAGATTCTTTGGCCAACATTCAAACGCACACCAACAATATCCTGAATGCTCTTCATTTAGTTTTGGCATAAATTCTGATTCTGTTGCTATGAGGTATGTGTGGAAAAAAAACTTCTGGTCATTTGATGTGAACATTTCTAATGGAATAACTTTTTTGAATTTAGGTGTATCTCCTACTTCTTCTTGAATTTCTCTTTTCAATCCTTCGAATGCAGATTCCGTGTACTTTGCTCGTCCACCAACCAATCCCCACATGCCCTTGGTTTTGTCAGAAGTCCTTTGTAAAAACAAAAATCTTTTGGTTGTCGTGCTGTAAAAGAAGGCACCAGAACATATTATATTGTTATCCATGCTGTATTGTAACAGAAAAACTTAGATATATCAAGGAGTTGTTGCGTCTTGTCCTGAAGCATCATCATTAGCTGTGTAACCACCATCTATCACTATGCTCCAGTTACCTTGTGTGTACACACCTTCGTATGATTTTACCCATTCGGTGCCGTTGAATCTATACTGTATTCCTGTGTTTAGGTTGGTAACATAGTGTTGTGTAGAATCTGGATCTGATGCATCAAATACTTTTCTCCATCTGCTTTCGCCAGTGCTGTATTCAATAATATCACCAACACTAGCAATTAAATTGCCCCATGTTGAACTTTGCACAGTTGCAGTTGAATCACCTATTTCGTCTATTATAAGATATCTATCCCCGTTACCAGGTGTTC